TTATTGACGCTTGCACCATGCGTGTTGGTCGTTTCCCCTCTATGCGTGATGGTGGTGCTACTTGGACAGGAGTTATCGCTGATACTAACGCCCCAGAAGAGGATCACTGGTGGCCTATTATGTCTGGTGAAGTACCAGTACCCGATCATATCCCACGCGAACAAGCTAAGATGTTGGTCAAGCCAGACAACTGGTCGTTTTATACACAGCCCAGCGGCATGGTAGAGAAGCATGACAACGAGGGCGAGATAGAAGACTATGTTCCTAATGATGTCGCTGAAAATAAAGAATACATGCGAGCTGATTACTACTCTAACCTGATACGAGGTAAGACTAAGAGCTGGATTGATGTGTATGTTATGAACAAACTAGGCTCGATACAGGATGGCAAGCCCATTTATCAGATGTTTTCTCCTGATATACACGTAGCAAGGGAGGAAATACCTATTGCTGCTGGCGCTCCGCTATACATTGGCATTGACTTTGGCCTTACTCCAGCCGCTACATTGGGTCAAAAGGTGCGTGGACGCTGGTTAATACAGCAAGAACTGGTTGCATTTGACATGGGTATTGTAAGGTTTGCAGAAGTAATGCGCGAAGAGATTGCAACTAGGTTTTCCCAAGCCTCAGAAGTATTTATATACGGCGATCCAGCTGGTGATTTCCGCGCGCAGACAGATGAATCTACTCCATTCCACATACTGCGTGGTGCTGGATTGCGAGCGTTCCCTGCTCCGTCAAACTCTGTAGACCTTAGACTTGAGTCTGTTGCTACTCAATTGCAGAAGATGAGTGATGGTAAACCAGCATTTCTTATAGACCCTCGGTGTCAACAATTGATTAAAGGCTTTGAGGGTGGGTATCAGTATCGCCGTATGGAAGTATCTGGTGAGCGATATGCAGATAAACCTGATAAGAATATGTTTTCTCACGTCCATGATGCGCTGCAATACATGATGTTGGGTGCTGGTGAAGGTCGTGCGCTAATGAATAACCAAAAGCCAGCCATACCAACTGTAGCTAAAAGTAGTTTTGACGTGTTTAATCGTGGTAAAAAGCCACAGCGAAGATCAGGTTTGTGGTCACGGATGTAAATTGTGCATTGAAAACTTATCTTTTTTATGCCAACCAATATGAAACTAAACAAGGAGAACAATATGTGTGGTGGTGGTGGCGGCAGAAGCCAAGCGGATATAGATAAAGAAGCTGAAAAAGCAGCTGCAGATAGAATTGCTGCGGAAGATGCAAAGCGTACAGAAATTGAAGGTCGCGCCGAAGAGAAGCGTGAAGACATTGGCGAAGCAATAGAATCACGTACTGAACGTCGTGGCGCTCGTGGTGGTTCTGGTCGCCGTTCTTTGTTTAAAACTGGCGCTGGTGGTTATTTGGGTCGCTTTGGCTAATGGACAAAGCAGCTAAACAGTACATACAAAAGTATGAAAAAGCCAAGTCCTTTCGAGAGAACTGGGTTCCGTTGTTCGAGGAGTGCTACGAGTACGCATTGCCTCAACGTGAAAGTTTTTATGCTGAATCTGCTGGGCAGCGAAGGGATGATAAGATATTTGATGAGACTGCGGTAGTGGGTGTGCAAGAATTTGCTAGCCGCCTCCAGTCTGGGCTTGTTCCTAATTTTGCTAGGTGGGCTGACCTCATGGCTGGTAGTGAAGTGCCTCCAGAACAGCGCGAAAAAGTTAATAATGAGCTTGATGAAGTAACAGAATACGTCTTTGAGATACTACAAAACTCTAACTTTAGCCAAGAAGTACATGAATCCTTTATGGATTTAGCAGTTGGTACAGGTATTTTATGCGTAGAAGAAGGCAATGCTCTTAACCCTGTCAACTTTGCTGCCATTCCTTTACCTCATGTTGTGTTAGATACTGGCCCTGATGACAAGATTGACCATGTTTTCCGTGAGCGTAAGAACGTAAAGTACGATCACTTGAAGCTTATGTATCCTAACGGCACTCTTGATCCTAAAGTTGAAAACAATATGGGTATGGATAAGACAACAACAGTCCTTGAAGTTGTTTGTCGTGATTATGCAAAGCCACTTGAGGAAGCCTATCTTAGTTATGCTTTCTGTATGACAACCAATACAGTTATAAACTATAAGCAGATGACAGGTAGCGGTTCTAATCCCTTTATTTGTTTCCGCTGGTCTAAATGTGCTGGTGAAGTATATGGACGAGGCCCACTTATTAATGCTTTATCTGCTATTAAAACTACAAACCTAACTATTGAAATGATACTTGAGAACGCACAGATGTCTATCTCTGGTATATATCAAATGGAAGATGATGGGGTTATAAATCCTGATACAATACAGTTAGTCCCAGGCTCTATCATTCCAAAAGCTATGGGTTCTGCTGGACTGCAGCCTATTCGTGCAGCTGGAAACTTTGATGTAGCCCAGCTTGTGCTAGGTGATATGCGTCAAAACATTAAACGTGCCTTGTATAACGATATGCTTGGTAATCCTGACAAAACACCAGCATCAGCTACAGAAGTTGCAGAGCGTATGGCAGATTTGTCTAGGCGAATGGGTGCTGCTTTTGGTAGATTGCAAGCTGAACTTGTTCAACCTGTACTGCAGCGCGTTATTTACATCCTTAAAAAGCAAGGACGTATTGATGTGCCTACTGTTAATGGTCGTGAAGTTAAGGTTCGTTCTGTATCTCCACTAGCCCAAGCACAATCTAACCAAGATATTTCTAGCGTTGGACGTTTCCTTGAAATGGTTGGCGGTACGTTTGGCCCAGAAATGTTGCAGCTACTTATTGATGGTGAACAAACTGCAATTCATTTAGCCAAAAAGTTTGGTGTGCCTGAAAGCTTGATTCGTGATGAAGAACAGCGTAAACAAATAGCTGCATTAGCGCAGCAAATGGCGCAACAACAGCAACAGCAACAACCACAGGAACAAGTGATTGAACAACAAGGTTAATATTGGAGTCGATGGTTATCAAAGGGCGTCTAGTCAAGATACACAGATTAGCCAACAGGTAGCCGAAGTTGTTAGTACCCCTGCTGGTGCAGCTGTATTAAAGTATTTGCGATCCATTACCATAGAAATGGTACATGGGCCTAATGTGACTACAGAAGAACTACGCCATATGGAAGGCCAGCGTTATATTGTTGGCCTTTTAGAGCGGCGCATATCCCACGCACATAGGAGCAAAAACAAATGAATGAAACATTAACGACTTCCGAAACTACAGAAACCGCTACAGAAGAGCCGCGTGATTTTGTAGTTGCTGAGGATTTAACGCCTGATAGACCAGAATGGTTGCCCGAAAAATACAAAAGCGGTGAAGATTTAGCTAAAGGTTATAAAGAATTAGAGTCTAGGCTTGGCACTAAAGAAGAAGATTTGCGTGTTAAGTTTAAGGAAGAGTATGAATCTGATAAGTTTGCTGAAAGGCCAGCATCGTCAGGTGAATACGCACTGCCTGATAGCGTAGATAGCGAAGAAGCTGTCGATAATAGTCTACTAAAGTGGTGGGCAGAAGAAGCATTTAATAGCGGATACAGTCAAACCCAGTTTGAAAAGGGCATAGATATGTATATGGAGTCAGTTGAAGGTTCTATGCCTGATCTTGATGCTGAAGCTGCAAAGCTCGGTGAAAGTTCAGAGCAACGCATTGAGGCTGCATCTATGTTTGCAACTAAATTCTTTCCAGAAAATTCTATGCCAGCAATTGAGCGCATGTTTGAAACTCACGAAGGTATTTTAGCAGTAGAAGCTATTCAAGAAGCTATGAAAGATGGCAACTTTGCTGGAAGTGCTGAGCCTGTTTCTGGTTTAAGTGAAGATAATTTAAGGGAGATGATGCAAGACCCTCGCTATTGGAGCAAGAATGATCCTGCATATGTACGGCAAGTAGAGGCTGGCTTTAAGAAACTCTATGGAGGATAAATTATTAAAACGTGGTAGGTTTTATTTAACTCCATTTAAGTTAGAGCATATTGATGAAGTTGTTAATAATCTAAGCTATGAAAACGTCAGGGAGATAAAACTCCTTGGCTACAATAGTGTTAGGGAATGTATTGACGACATGGTTAAACATGCTGATTGCTATTTAGTTCGAAAGGAAGGCCAAGTATTCACAGCTATTGCTGGCCTTTGGTATGAAGATAGTAGAGAGATACCTCAATTTTTTGCAATGTTTTCCCAACGTTTAAAGAAAGATTTTAAATCTATAGCTCGCGGATCAAAAATGTTAATTAATTTTTTAGACACGCTTCAAGATGAGATGTCTATGAGGATTTTAACTGACCATGAGTTCATGTTGGACTGGGCTTCATGGCTAGGATTTGAAGCAGTTGGCATTACTAACTATAATTCTAACAATTATGTTGATTTTGTGCGTTGCATTTCACCACAAAAAAGTGCTTATAGTAATTCATCACGGCCCGTGATGCACTGAAAGGCCCATTTGGATACCCTTGTCGATGTGAAGTAACGGATACCCGAGTAACCGAAACTTTATATTTAGGAAAAGAAAATGGCTAATACAATCGACCAAGCTTTTATTAAGCAGTTCGAAACAGAAGTCCATATGGCTTATCAGCGTATGGGTTCTAAGCTTCGAAACACAATCCGTTCAACAAACGTATCTGCATCAGTAGCACGATTCCAAAAAATCGGTACTGGTACTGCGTCAACTAAATCACGTAATGGTAACGTTACGCCGATGGAGCTAGCGCACACTAATGTAGAAGTCACAATGGCTGACTACTACGCTGCAGAGTACATTGATAAGTTAGACGAATTGAAGACTAACATCAATGAGCGTCAAGTTGTTGCTCAATCTGCTGCTGCCGCATTAGGCCGTAAAACAGATGAGCTAATTACAGCGGCATTAGATGCTGGTGCAAGTAGCACACAAATACATGACACAAATTCTGCTCTTGAAAAAGCTGACTTGCTTTCATTATTTGAAACAATGGGTACTGCAGATGTTCCAGAAGATGGACAACGCTACCTTGCTATGTCCCCTGCTGGTTACACTGACTTGTTTTCAATTAATGAGTTTGCTTCATCAGATTACGTTGGGCCTCAAAACCTTCCGTTTGCTGGTGGTATGACAATGAAAGAGTTCTTGGGTTTCAAGATTTTCTCAACGTCTGCCGTAGCTGCTGGTAAAAACTTTGCTTACCATACATCAGCGGTTGGTATCGGAATCAATGCCGATGTTAGCACTGAAGTAAATTATGTAGCTGAGAAGGTATCTCACTTAGCGACTTCAATGATGTCAATGGGATCAATTGTTATTGATGCTAATGGTGTTTACGAAGTTCTTGACAACAATTAAACTGGAGTAAAAAAATGGCTTTTAATGCAGCAAACTTAACTCGCATGGCTGGTGCTTCTGGAGTGTCTTTATGGCACTACACATCAGCAGATTCAATTGCGACTGTAAATTCGGCTGGATATTTTAATGGTGCTTCTTCCATGATGAATATTCGTGACGTTATTATCGTTGTAGACAGTAACACTCCGACAACAAATCTTGCAAATGTACTTACAAATACATCAGCAGGAGTTGTAGACATTTCTAATGGCACTGCCATTGTAGAAACTGACGGAGATTAATAAGGAAGGGGGCTTCGGCCCCCTTTCATTTCTATAGATAGGTTGATTAGATGCCAGCAAATACACCAATAAAAGTATGTTCACGCGCCTCCGTCCTAATGGGCGGTTCTCCTATTTCAGCCTTTGACGAGGGTACAGCTGAGGCTGATGTCGTCGATGCTCTATACGAAGACATTGCAAGATCGTCTTTGACTAGCAGTCGTTGGCGATTTGCCACCAACCAACAAGTTTTAAATCGTTTAGTTTCTGCGCCTACAGGAAGATTTGATGCAGCATATCAAATGCCATCTGACCTTCTTATGCTTAGCGCAGTTACAGTAGGCGATCACCCCATACAGTATGATACATATGGGGATAAAATCTATGGAGACATAGATACTAATGATGTTGTTATTGCTGATTACATTTACAGAGCAGCAGAAGCGCACTGGCCTCCATACTTTACGTTGGCAGTAGAGTTTCAAGTTGCTTCAATGTTGGCAATTTCTATTGCAAGAGACGCTAATTTAGCACAGATGATGGATCAACAGGCGGAGCGCCAAATGATAAAAGCTCGCAGACTTGATTCACAGCAACAGACTACTCGAAAACTACAGACAACAAGGTTTATAGCACAGAGGCGTAGCTAATGCAGAAAGTAAGGATTCCACAAAATAGCTTTCAATTTGGTGAGATTAGCGAAAGCACTATAATGAGGACTGATAGTCCTATTTATTCAGCGTCTGCTCAGAGTTTAGAGAATATGATTGTCTTGCCCGAAGGCGCTGTTAAGAAGCGGCATGGTTTAAAGTTTCATGCAGCTAATGGTCAAACAAATAAAGACGTATACTTAGCTCCATTTATATTTGATGATAACGAAAAATATATAATTGCAATTGGTGAAGCTTACATTCTTTGTTATAGGCTTTTAACAAATGGAACAGTAAGTCTTGTATCAACTATAACTGCTGATACAGCTTCTGCTTCTTTACCTTTTGACGCAGATTACATACGGCAACTTAATACAGCACAGTATGGCGATGTTATGTTTATATCCCACCCTCTGTTTGCGCCTCGTATGTTATCAAGAACAAGTCTTACAGCTTTTGAATTAAGTACATATAGCTTTGATGAAAGCTTTGATGGTCACAATACTCACCAGCCATACAGCAAGTTTCATGCTACAAGCACAACACTTGCAGTAAATAATACTTCTGGAAATGGCAGAACATTAACTACAAGTGCAGCTTATTTTGATACTACAGGTAAACACGTCAATACAGTTCTGCGCTATGGTGGAAATGAAATTTTGATAACTGCTGTAGCTAGTTCTACTAGCGCGACTGGTAATATTATTGATACTTTAGATGTGCGTTTAAGCATTTTAAATCCATTAAGAACAAGAAACGGAAGCGCTATTATTGAGGTCACGCAAATAGAACATGGTTTTGCTGGCGGTGAATCTATTGCTTTTTCTGATGCTGTTGCTGTTGGGGGTATAGTTGCTACCAATATAAATGGCTCAAGGACTATTGGAGATGTATTAGATTTGAATACATATACAATTACTGGTGGTTCTAATGCAACATCAGCCGAAGATGGAGGCGGTTTTGTTAAAGTGACTACTGGAGCTGCTACTCATATATGGGATGAACAATCTTTTTCTGCTTTGCGAGGCTATCCAGCTGCAGTTACCTTCCATGAAAACAGATTATGTTTTGGTGGTACTATTGCAGAGCCTGATACAATTTGGATGTCCAGTCTTGGAGAGTTCTTTGACTTTAATGTTGGGGATGCCGAGGATACTGATGCAATTAATTTAGTTGCTGCGACTGGTGATGTTAATGAAATTAGGTATATGAGGTCGAATCGTGACCTACAAGTATTTACATTGTCAGATGAGCTGTATGTACCTACTTTTTTAAACCAAGCAATTACACCAACTAATGCTCAAATAAGAAAACAAACACCATTTGGTACTGAGTTTGTTTTGCCTACATCTATTGATGGTGCTACTGTTTTTGTTGAAAAAGGTGGTAGAGCAATACGCGAGTACATTTATTCTGATGCAGAAGATGCTTATATATCTACTGCGGTTTCAACAGTAGCTACTCACTTAATAGAAACACCAGTTGATATGGCTGTTGTTCATTCTGGTTTTAGCACTCAAGAATCTTATGCAGCTTTAGTTATGAATAATGGGAATATGGCTTTGTTTAGTTCTAGTAGAGCTGAGAAACGTGCAGCTTGGACTAGGGTTACATCTCAATGCGACTTTAAATCTGTTGTGGCAATTGGAGATAGGTTGTTTTCTTACATTAAAGACACAAACAATATCTATACATTGTGTGAATTTGTAGGTGATATTGGTTTAGATAATTATATTTATGTAGCTTACGGCAATGGGACTGTAAGCGTCAGTAGCGCCTATACTACAGGCACTGTAGATGTAATTGGATATAACTCAACTAGCGGAGTATTTGCTTCTCTAGGCGAGTTTACTGTTAGTAGTGGTAACATTACTATGACTGCACATAGCGGTCATACTCATTTCTATGTTGGCAAAAAGTTTACAGCTAAAATTATTACTAATCCTATAGACACTGTGGTTGGCAATGGGCCAGTAACAGGTGACATACGCGGCATTGGGACAGTTGTTTTAAGTCTTAAAGATGCTACTTCGGTTAAAGTAAATAATAGAGCAATTTCAAACTTAAATGGATTTAGTGGAAACAAAGAGGTTAGGCTTCTCGGATACAATAGAAATCCTCAAGTAACTGTTGAGCAAGTTGATCCAATGCCTATGCAAGTTAATGGTCTTATTTCGGAGTTAATTTTATAGTGCAAATGATTTTTCAATTATTATCTGGTTTTATGTCAGCGAAAGCTAGCAAGGAAGCTGGTAGAGCAAGACAAGATGCAGCCAACATGGATGCGTTTAATACCGAAACCGAGAGAGAACAGGGCGAAGTCTTTGCAATGCAACAGGCTGCAGCTCGTAGGGCCGAGTTTGATTCAGCAACAGAGGCTAACATAGCTATGTTTTCTGTTGGTAGGGATATTGGTTCTGATAGGTCTGTTGAGGCTTTCTTAAATAAACAAAAAGAAATTGCTGCGACTGATCTTGGCAGACTTGATAATCAAAGACGAGCTGAGGCTAGTGCCAGAACAAGAGAAGCCATGGCTCTTCGCCGTGGCGGTAGAGTTGCTAGACGTGCTTCTTTACTTAAAGCTACTGGAACAATCTTTAATACTTTTTCTGATGCTTCAAAAACTGCTGCAAATGGAGGGACAAGATAAATGGCTGTAATTAGACAGAAAACTCAAGTCTTTAATAAGCCAGTTGGTGTGCGTAGGATAAACACTGGTGAAGCAGAAATGTGGGAACAAATCAGCCAGCAAGCTGACCAACTAACTGCTAGAGCTTTTGAGGCAGCAGCTAATAATGCTCGCACTGTTGGTGAGGAAACTGCTTTAGCTCAATCTAGTAAACAAATTTCAACTATAAATCCTCTTACTAATGAACCTGAGGCTTATACTCCACCAGCAGAGTTTGGAGAATTTGCCGCTGCTGCTTATCAAAGCATGATTAATAGAAGATTTGAAGAGTCAGTTAATTCTGAACTTACAGCAATGGGAGCAAGTATTGCTTCTAGTTCTAAAAGTGCGAGCCAATATCGTGATGATATGAGTAAGCATGTTAATAATATGTATAATGCAGCTGGAGAGAATACTTATTATAGCAGATATATTACTGAAAAAGGTACTAACTATGTCCACAAAACATACGAATCACTTAAAGCAAAAGAAATTGAAGAAACTAAAGCAGCGATTGAAAGGCAACAAATTGTTGCATCAATTCATGCTGGCAGAAATATAGCACAACAAATTGCATTAGGAATAGATCACAAAAAAATTGAGGAAGATATAGGTATAGAGTACATAAGAGCTTCTGATCTTTTTAAGACAGGTGCTATCACACCCTCACAATATAACTCCGCATTAGATACGCTTGATGGATATAGAGCTTTATCTTCTAATAATTCTTTAGCACAAATATACTCAAACATGACTGAAGCAAACCAAAATTTATTAATGATGGGAATTGATAACCCTAATGTGTTAATGACATTATCCAATGACACAGGAATTGGAAATTTAAATGAATTGGTGTCTGTTGCTTCTATAGCTAGGGGTAAAGATACTCTTCGATCTTCTTTAAAGGCTTCCCAAGAAGCAGCAAGTAATGTTCAACAAGATAATACCGCTACTCTTGTATCAAAACTTACGCCTCAGATTGCGCTTAGTCCAAGTTTTAATACTATAAATATGGCAACTAGTTCAATAGCAGACCCTAAATTAAGATACCAAGTCAAAACTGAACTATACGCTAATTTACTAGAAAAGAAATTAGACTTTATTACATCTGGCAGCAGTAACCGCCTTGATGAATTAGTGGTAGATTTATTAGATTCTAGTTCAGCATTTGGTTCAATTAATAATGTTAAAGATAAAAAAATAATATCCGAATTAAAAAGTTTAACTATGGAAGAGCGAAAAACTTTATCGCAAAAGCTAAATGATAAAAGATCAGCGAAAGCCAGACTGGAAGGCGTAGATATTAAAAAGGCAGAAAATGCATTAAGATCACAAGCCCTTGCTTTTAGTGCTAGTACAGATTTAACAAAAGATTATAAAGAATTACGCAAAAAGATTAACGATTCGTCTCTTTCTAGTGCTACTAAAATTTCACTTACAAATGAAATTGGAGAACACTATACTAAAATTTCGTTACTAAAAGCTAGAGATATTTTACTTGAATCAGCTGACGAATTAACTGCTGTTCTTGATGCGCTTGTTACTGGAAATAATATAAGTTTAACAACGCAAGCACAAAAAGATAAATACAATATGCTTCGTCCAGCATTTGATGAAAGCCGAACTGTTGTAAGTAGCGCATTAAATCAAGAAATTCTTTCTATTAAAAACCAAACTAAACTAACGATTGAAGCTAATACAAATTTAGAATCTGGAATTGGATTTAATAATGGCATAGGACAAAGTCCTGAGAATATTAAAAAGTATATAGACCAATATTTAGCTAACGAAGTTTTATCTGCTAGCAATATAATGTTATTTCCAGAAGTTAATAAACTAATGGAGCAAGGAATTTTAGTACCTCAAGTTTTAGATGTTTTAAGCTCTTCCTTAACAAGCTCTAGTGAACTTGATATTGAAGCAGCTATGAATATTTGGGAGCAATACACAAATTTAAAAGTTACTGGTTCAGATCAAAGAGATTTGCCTTTAGATTTACTTAGAGCGTCTATGACTCAAGAAGATTACGCAAGATATTCTGCTGCCAGTTATATTGGTAGATCAGAAGGTAGAAGTCCTGCAAGTATATTAATAGAACTTAGAAATTATTCTGGTGATTTAAGCAAAGATGTACTTTTTGATGTAACAGGTAAAAGGCAGGGCGTTCTTAAAGATATTCTTAAAGAGGTCAGGGCTAGCCCTCAGTATTCAGAACAAATATTATCTGTTATTAAGATAAAAAAAGCTAGAGGAATTACTATAACTAAAGAAGTAATAACTGAAACAATCTCTAGTTTTACTAAAAATATGATAAAAGACCCAAACGTATTTGGTCCAAATATTGGAGACTCAACTGTTTTTGCTATTCAAGGTTATCTGACTACTAAAGAAATATTAGCTGCTCGAAACTTTTTTACTAATAAATTAGCTCTACATCCAGATAATAAATATGCAAATTATTTAAGAGGTGGTACTGCTGCCGATGCTTTTATAAGGGCTGCTGGTCAAAGCTTTGGCTTTAATTTTTGGGATGGTATGCTTGGAGTTAAAGATAAAATAACTGGTGGTTATCAAAATTTAGTTAATATGAATGATAACCAAAGAATTATTGATGGTGGCAGAGCATTAAACTTTAACGTTATTTTTCAACCAGATGTAGCATCTTTTGACGAGGGTAAGCCTCAGTGGCTTATTGGAATCCCATCTGAAAACGGAGGCTTTGAACCTTTTACAATAGATGGTATGCCTCAATACATGACTAAACCTAAAGACGTGTCTAATATAACTTTGGCTGCTCTTGTTAATTTTCAGCAATCAAAGAGTCGCGGTGGTACTAAAGCTGAACAAGTAACTGCAGAAATTCAATACTTAGCAACTCTTCCACACTTTACAGAAAAACATTTTATGTCAAACGCAGCTGAACAATTTAGATTTTCTGGTATAAGAACAGGGCTTGGAAGTAACGCTAGAGTTCTTGAAGTGTTTAGAGCAAAACGAAAAGCTTACAATGAAAAGGATTTGGTTGAATAATGGAAATAATAGTACCAGAACCAAAACCATTTGACGAAAAGCCAAAAGGCCCAATAGATCAGGCTCCAGCTACATTTGGCGAAACTGCTAATGCAAATTTCAACAAATACATTGATCCAATCATAGCTCAAAATCAAGTGTTCCTAAGCAAAGGCCCTTATGATCCAAACGCTATTAGCCGTGTAGAAGATTTTATAGAAGAGAATGGTATATCGGGTGAGTCAGCACAATATCTTCGTACTTTTGGAATTGGAAGCCAAGAAAACTTTTTAGCTGCAAACGAGTTCCTTGAAAAAAGAGATAGAACAAGAAGCATTCTTGACAGATCAACTGGTCTTAATTTGTTTGCAAGTGACCCACTTGTTTATGCTTCTATAGTAATTCCTTACGCTGGTTTTGCGGCTACTAAATCTTTGGGGTATCTTTTAGCTAGAACATCTACTAATTCTGCAAGTAAAATTGCTGCAGCTAATAAAATAAAACAAGCACATAGCTTAATGGGGCCTAGAAAAAGTTTAACTGCTGGTAATCTTGCTAAAATTACAGCTTTAGACACTGCCGTACTTGATGGAAGTTTAAATTTATCTAAAGCATTAACAGATTTAAGTTTTGGGGAAGATGTAAATACTACTCTAGGCAATGCAGCTTTATTAACAACCGCTACTATAACTGTTAGTTCTGCTTTTGGATATGGACTTGGTAAAGCTCTTATTAGACCAGCGGCTAGCAATAAAAGGGTAGCTGTATTTCACGAAGGTTATAAAACTTATCTTAATAGCATTACTGACAAGCCAATAAAACGTGGTGAAGATTTATCTTATAGTGGACAATGGTTTAATAATTCTTGGTTTACAAAATTTTTACCAAGTCCAGTTAAGGTTACTGTAAATGATAAACTTTTACCTGATTGGGCTGTTGAGGATATGTTAGGTTTAGCTGGGGATAATGGTATGCCGTTAGCTCTACATCAATTAGGTAGAAGCATAGGCACTCCTGTTTATACTAATGCTGCACGCAGACAAGGTGATTGGTATGTAGCTTTAAACAAAATAAATGAAGATCATAGGAAATTAAACTCTCGCGGAAACGCTGAGTTTATGAATGTTCCTGTTGGTGCTTTCTATGAAAAAATACGTTCTAAGCTTGGAATGACAAGTTTTGCTCCAGATCAATGGTACAATCATGTCGGCAGATTAATGGCAGATGATATACCCTATGAGAAAATGACACCCGAAGAAGCATCTTCGGTTCAATCTGCTCGTACTTTCTTTGAAAAATATGGCAAAGAATTGGAAGACGAAGGTTTAATTAATGCTAGAGATATAATGGAAGACACCTATCTTAAAACTGTTGGCAAACAAATGGAGCTTCAAAGTGTAGTTCGAAGTATTATTGATGCGAATAAAAAATGGATGAAGAGTTGGGAAAAAAAGAATCTAACTAAAATTAAAACAACTGAGGCTAAGTTAGTTCCATTAATTAAAGCTTCTTCATCTAGGGGTTTAACTAAAAAACAAATAGATTTTAAGAAAAGATTAGAAACTGAATTAGCTCAAGCTAAAAAAGATAATGCAACTATAGCTGCAAAATTTGAGTTAATTAGAACTGCAAAAAACATAGATGATCTTGCTGCTTTAAATAAAGATTTAGATTTAACACCTCGAATGGGTGGAGCTTTACAAGATATAGGTAAAGCTATGAACGAAACTAAATTGCGTATTGAAAACGCTTTAGACGTAATTAATAAAGGTGGTGGGAAAAAATCTGCTACCAATTATTTACCTAGATTGTTTAATAGACGTAAAATACATAGTGATCGAGATGGATTTAAAAAAATATTAATGGATCATTTTAAAGAAAATCCAGAGGTTACTCTTAAAGGTGATGATGGTTTATTTAAAGTTAAAACATTTGCAATTGATCCAGCATCCCTTGAGCGACGAGCTAATGAAACAATAGAAACTATCTTAGGTGAAACTGATGACGATGCTATTGATGCTATCTTTACTGGGTTTGGCAAGAGTGGGCCTTTAGTCTCCAGGCGATTAAGTATTAATAATTCTAAAGTAAAAGATTATATAGTTACTGACATTAAAGAATTAATGATTGCATATACAAATAAAGTTGCTCCCAAAATTGAGTACCATAAAAGGTTTAGAAACCCCAAAGATGGTAAGCTAATGACTCTTGAAGCTAGGATAGATTATATTCGAGAGCGTATGGTTAAAGAAAAAGTTCCAACAAGAACAATAAATAAATACATTAAAAACTTTGTTCACAGTTATGATAGAGTAGTTGGCACAACATTAAAGCGCCCTGATGCAATAGATACTAAGGTTGCCAACTTTTTGCGGACAGCTACAAACTGGACATTTTTAGGTAGTTCTGGCGTTGCGGCTGTTGGTGACGCAGCTTCATTAGTTATGGATCACGAGTTAAGAGCTGTTGGTTCTGGTCTTTTAGGTTTAATGGACGATTTATCATTAAAGATGTCTAAGCATGAATTAAATTTAGCTGGTGAAGCTTTAGAAATTGTTCGTGGAATTACACATTTAAAATATATGGAAAGTTTAACTAACGATGTTTTTACTAAATCGTTACCTGATAAATTAAATAATGCTTTCTATACATTAAATGGTTTAGCGCCAATAACTGTTACAATTAAAGCTATGGATGGTTTGTTGCGAGGCCATACGATTATTGATGCTTCAATAAATTTAACAAAAGGACAAGCCACTCCATTTGAAAAAACATTTTTAGCTCAATATAATATTACGCCAGATTTAGCTAAGAGAATATCTAAAACTCCTTACGAAAAAAGTCAGGGCAATTTGTTTTTGCCAAATACAGAAGCTTGGGTTGATGATGAAGCTGTGATTGCTTTTAGAAACGCTCTTAATTCTGGCGTTATGAACAGAGTTATTATGGGTACTCCAGCAGATAAACCTATAACTATGGATGGCGTTGCATACATACCAGAAGCTTTTGCTAGGTCTCTACCATTTTACAAAAATCTGCCTAAAGATTCACGCGTTAAAGGTTATGTTAGAATCGAAAGTGGTTTGCTTGCACTGCCATTTACTTTTTATAGTTATTCTTTTGGAGCTTTAAGTAAGATAACAGGCAACCATGCGGCTGGAGCAGTTAGAAATAGAGCAGCTCATATGGCTGTAGCTATGGGTCTTGGCTATTCAATTGTTAAATTCCGCACACCAGACTGGGCTTGGGATGAAATGGATTTTGATGATAAGGTTATGAGATCTTTTGATTTCTCAGGTCTTGCAGCTATTCACAGTGATATGGCTTATAGAACTTTAAGTTTTCTTGCTGAAACAGGTGCAGCAAACCCAGAGAACATGCCAATAAAACCTAAGTATATTGGTGAAGTTGATCCTTTTGCGGCTGGAATTTCCATTCTTGGCGCTCCAGCTGACTGGTCGTATGAAGTAATAAGTGGAGTTAAAGAAATGTTGGGTGGTGATGTTGGTACTGGAGCGCAAACTATAGCACGAATGTTACCGCTTACAAAAACCCTTTTACTTGGAGATGGTTTAAAGCAAGGGGCTATAGATTTAGCTGGTCAATTGCCAAATAAACCTTAAACTGCACGCATGATTTTGTGCGTTGATTTTTAATAAGTTTACTGCGAAAACAAAAAAAAAGAGGTGATTTATGACTATATTATTATCGACAAACGTTCCAAGAGTTGCTTACACTGTAGGTCAAGGCGTAGTTCAAAAAGTATTTGCTGTTCCTTTTGAGTTTTTTGACGATGAAGACGTTACTATTTATGTTGATGGTATTAAAAAGACGCTAGGTTCAAACTACACACTCTCAGGTGGCAATGGTGCGGTTGGTACTCTTACATTTAATACAACTGGTGGAACACAATTAATTACTGGAGCTACTGGTGGCAGTACAGTTATTATTGTGCGCGATGTAAAGCTTTCAAGAGTTACCGACTTTGCTACAAGTGGAGATATTAATAGAACGGCTTTAAATTTGCAGCTTGATACTCTTGTTGCACAAATTTCCGATATGGATGATCGTCTTTCTCGCACAATTCAACTTAATGATTTTGAAGTTGCTCCAAGCATGTTGCTTACTGCAGATCGCAAAGATAAAATCTTAGCTTTTAACGCATCAACTGGCAACGTAGAAGCTGGCCCCTCAATATCAGCGGTGAATACAGCGGTTACAGCACTCTCTACTACAACTACAAAAGCTAATGAAGCTGCTGCTTCTGCTACTTCGGCTGCTTCTTCTGCAACTACAGCGACTGCTAAGGCCACAATAGCAACTGACAAGTCGGCACTAGCAGCTACTGCAAAAACTAACGCTGAGACAGCAGAAACAAATGCTGAAACTGCTGAAACTAATGCAGCATCTAGTGCATCTACAGCTCTTACAAGGGCAAACGCGGCAACTGCAAGCGCATCTACAGCTACTACTAAAGCATCAGAAGCTTCTTCATCAGCCTCGTCTTCTTTGAGTAATAAAAATGCTACGGACACTGCAAAGGCAAACGCTGTTACCGCCCAAAATGCTTCTGTCGCTGCTAGGGATGCTTCCGTTACCGCCAAGGATGCTTCTGTTGCCGCGAAGGATGCTTCAGTAGTTGCCAAGAACGCTTCAGTAGCTGCCAAGGATTCTTCAGTTACTGCTCAAAATGCTTCTGTCGCCGCCAAGAACTCTTCTGAAACTGCAGCAAGCAATTCGTCTTCTAGTGCATCTACAGCTACTACAAGAGCAAATACAGCTACAGCAAAGGCAGACATTGCAACTGCTAAAGCCATCATAGCTACAGACAAAGCAGCGATAGCTACAACAAAAGCTAGTGAAGCTGCGAGTAGTGCATCTTCTATGTCAAGTTCTGTAACAGCGGCAACAGCGGCTAAAGATGCGGCACTCGCGGCATTAGATTCATTCGACGACAGATACTTAGGAACGAAGTCATCAAACCCATCAGTGGACAATGACGGAAACTCATTAGTTGCTGGTGCATTATATTTTAATACTTCTGACAACACGATGAAAGTGTACGAAGGTTCTAATTGGGTCGCGGCTTACGCCTCAATAAGTGGTGCTTTGCTAAAAACTGGCGGAGTAATGACAGGTGCTATCACAACTAATAGTACGTTTGATGGGCGAGATGTAGCTGCTGATGGAGTATTGGCTACTAATGCTTTACCAAAATCTGGTGGTACTATGACAGGCAATATTGCACACGGCAGCGATTTTACGCTAGACGTAGCAGGGAATATTACCCTTGATGCAGGCGGTGGGGATATTTTTCTTAAACAAAATGGTACACATTATGGTAGTATAAAAAGAAATAATGGTGACTTACAAATTCACAGTGAAGCAAGTGACGAAGATATTTTATTTGTAGGCAAAGATGGTAGCTCAGCTATAACAGCCCTCACCCTTGATATGTCTAATAAGGGTTCGGCTATTTTCAATACTGACGCATCAATAACAGCCCAAGGCACACACAATGAAGGCGGTGGCCAATTATTCTTAAAGGGTACAGACACCCCTGCGGCAAGTAAAAACTTAGGTCAAGTAAATTTCGGCAATTCCGATGACCAATCTTTAGCGATGATACGTGGTGAATCAACAGCGGCGACAGGGGCAGATTTAGTTTTCCAAACTGAAGAGGCTGGTGCAGCTATTGAAGAACGTATGCGCATCAATGATTCAGGTGAGGTAGGTATTGGAACAAATGACGCTAAACGAAAATTACACGTTTCAAGTGGTGGAGCAATATCTTCAGGAAATGATTATGATGTTGCAATTTTTCAAAATAGTGATGCGGCAGGAATACGATTAGTTGATGCAGGAAATGGAGGAAGTAATGGGGGTAACGCAGGACTAGGCAACGACAACGGAAACCTTAACGTTGCTTCTGCAGGAGTAATGTCCTTCTCAACAAGCTTAGCGGCAAATGCCCCTCTTTATGGTGGATCGGGCAGCACGGGCGGTACAGAACGTATGCGCATCGACACGTCAGGCAACGTGTTGGTGGGTAAGACTGCTACTGCCCAACAGACTGCAGGGACAGTTTTATACAATTCTGGTCAAATATATGCTACTGCTACTAGCACTCACCCTCTGGTAATAACTCGTAAACAAAATGATGGCGCACATGCTATTTTTTACTCAGATACAAGTGAAATAGGTAAGATTGGTAATTCTGGTAGCGCATTATCTATATCTTCAGGAGCAAATATTACTCTTGATGCTGATGGTGGTTTTATTAATTTTGCAGACGCTGGTAATGTTGTTGGTGTGTTCGAAAACAATGGCGGACATTTTCATATAAAGGCAGGATTACAAGATAAAGACATAGTCTTTAGAGGCAACGATGGCGGTTCAGCTATAACAGCTCTCACCCTTGATATGTCTGATGCTGGGTCGGCTCATTTCAACACCAGCATTTATCTTGGCGATGGAAAAGCAATAAAACTAGGCGCTTCTGCTGACCTACAGATTTACCATGATGGGCAAAATAGTTACATACAAGAACAAGGTACTGGTCAATTACGACTTGATACAAATGGGACGGATGTTCGCATTACAAAAAGCGATTCTGAGTTTATGGCAAAATTCATTGTAGATGGTGCAGCAGAGCTATATCACAATAATGCAAAGAAGGTTGAAACAACTAGTGCAGGCGTAACAGTCACAGGTACAGTAACCGCAACTGCATTTGCAGGTAGTGGCGCTAACCTAACAGGTGTTGGCGGCAGTACAACTCGTGGCGATGTGGGTACTTATACTATTGGTTGTACTACTAGCTTTCAAGCTAATGTAACAATAGCTAGAGGGGCTACTATTGCAGGCAACACTATTGCTCAAGGTAACACACATGGATTTAGATTGATACCAAACCGAGAGTATCACAACCAACAGATTACAACACAAGGTTTATCAGGCACTTGGAGAAACATGGGTGGTAATGTTAGACACAACAACGTCAATGACAAGCCTGGGACACTGTGGTGCAGAATATCTTGATAAATAATTGCAATAAAAGGAGGCGCTTATGCCACAAGTAACAATAACAGAAGTGCGTAACGCACAATCTCTAAGTGCAGCAAATAATTCATTTCAATTAGAAATTAATCACCCAGAGTTTGGTTGGATACCATATGGTTTAATGCCTGATGACACAGATATGACTGTAGACAACAGTGTATTGCTCGAACTTATTGGTTCAGATTATGATGCTTATGTTGCACCTACTCAAGCAGAGTTAGATGCAGAACTATCGGCAGATATAAGGGGTGAACGTAATCAAAGGTTAGTCGAAGAGGTAGACGCAATAGCTGGTAATGCACTACGTTGGGCGGCACTTACAGATGCTCAACGAACTGCTTGGGGTAACTATAGAACTGCATTGCTAGATTTACCAACACAATCTGGGTTTCCCAATACAATAACGTGGCCTACTAAACCATAATAAGGATAAATAATATGCCAACAACACACATATGGTCTATCTCTGACTTAGAGCGAAACACATCTGACAACTCAGTAACAACAGCTCACTGGCGTTGCGAAAGCACAGATGGAACAAACACTGCATCAGCCTATGGTGCAACGTTACATACAGGTGTGCCATCAGATGCAGATTATATTGCTTACGCTGATCTAACAGAAGCAAACGTATTATCTTGGGTACACGAACAAGTAACTAAAGCTGATACTGAAGCGGCAAACGATACTAAGATAGCTGAACTTGCGAGCCCAATATCTTTAAATGGAAAACCTTGGTAAATAAATGACACGTTTATTTTTAATAGCATTATTTTTATTGAGTGGTAGTTTTGCGTTTGCCGATGAGACAATCAAGACTGAGACTAAAGTAATATCTGATGGTAAAATGGATACAACTATTAATAGTCCACCACCATCAGCCATATCACCTCAGATTAGCGCAAGTAATTCTGACCTGTGTACTGTCGGTGTGGCTGGTGCAGTCCAAACGCAGATACTTGGTATCTCTGCTGGTCGTACTGTACGTGATATGAATTGTGAGAAACTAAAGAACGCTAAGACTATGTACGATATGGGGATGAAAGTGGCAGCCGTGTCCGTAATGTGCCAAGACGAAAGAGTGTTTGATGCTATGATGGACGCTGGTACTCCTTGCCCTAAAGATGGTTTGATTGGTGACAAAGCTAAGCTTGCTTGGCAGATGGCAGCTAAGAATGAAACTTTAGAACGTGAGAAAAACAATGTTGGATTAAGGCTTTTCTATGGTGATGATGGTACAAAGACTGGCATTAGTGCTGTGCTTGCAGCTCTGGCCTTCCTACTCCTACTCTGAACCATACTCGTATGGTACGACTGGGAACGCAGCATCTGGCTCATTAAGTTGGGGGATGAGTTCTGTCTTTCCTTCTATTACAGGCTTAGATGTAAACGGATTACTGTATAGATATACTACAATTAAAAATCGAAAAGATAACATGAAGGTTCACGTTGGAAACAAGAACCCAAATGGAGTTGGTTATTTATTTCGAGAGACTGATGACTGGTCTGGAGTAGATGGCAATACTATTGTAAAATATTTTCCTCTTGCAAACATTCCATCCTCTAAGTGGGGTGATGGTTCAATTGAGGTTGAGGGTACAGGTTCAGTTACTAATGCAACAGTGATATATAACTATAGAATAAACGAGTGTTATAATCCGCAAGCTAATGAACTATGCGCTGGTTATGTTAAGCCTGTGCCTGTCGTTCCTGTTGTTGAGATATACAATGCTACAGAAGATGAAGATGTAGCTGCTGCAATAGATACAGAAATAGAATTTGAATATGATAGCGATGGGAATATTATACTTG